ACGCCGGTGATCTGCAGCGTGCGGCCGTTGAAGAGGATCTGGCACTTCGTGGTCAGCTGCGGGTGATACGGCATCGTGACCACGTGGGTCGCTTGCGCCAGGACCGACGTGCTCATCGGCGCGAGCCGCTCGAGGTTGTGCGCCGTCGCCGGCGCGACGCGCGCGAACACGAACGGCGGATCGAGGTTCGTCCACGGCTCCTCGGTGTAGCTCCCATCTCCGTCGGGCACCACCGGATCGGTCGGTCGCTGCAGCTGTACGTAGTGCGGCCGCGCGCTGATGGACGTGGTCGGGGCAATGATCGCCATCGGTCAGACTACCGTGATCGGCATATACGGCGCCAGGATGTCGCAGTAGCCCTGCGGGATCTCGGTCGCGACGTTGATCGACGCCAGGTCGCGCCCGAGGGTCGCGTAGTGTGCGACCAGGAGGCCGACGGCCTGGAGCAGCAGCGGCGCGGCGGTTGCCAGCGTCTCGGGATCCGGCCAGCCGGCGTCGAGCGTGATAGCCCACGGCTGAAACGTGCGCAGGTTCGATGGCCACGAGCTCGTCGGGGTATTGAGCGCGATGCGGCCGCTCGCATAGTCGACGATGTAGGTCGCCGGATTGATCGTCATCGTCTGCCCGAGGTTGTTGATCGCGTCGATGCCGACGATGTCCTGCAGCGGCATCGAGCCGGCCGGCAACGTCAGTACGTTTGGCATCCAATCGAGATAGACGATCCGCGTCTGTAGGAGGAGCGAGACGCCGGTATCGCTTTCGACCTTCCCGCGCGCCGCGCGAATAAAACTCGTCATCAGCGCGTCGCGCGGATCGCCCGCCGTCCAGGTCAGGTTGGCGCGGAGCTTCGCCTCGTCGAGCGTGAGCGGTTCCTCGGTGGGCGGCGCGTTGACGACCGAGACGGCGTGTAACGTCGTCGCCTGCTGGCTGCAGGCGTCGCGCCAGCACGGGTACCAATTCGACCAGCAGCCGCCCTCGAAGGTCACGCCCATTGCGGTTTACCGTTCCTTGTGCGCCTTGCGGCGATACGAGGCCGTCGAGAAGTGCCCCGGCGGCAGCGCTGGCGTCACCGGCTTGGCGAGCGGCGGCGGCGCCGCGGCGCCGGTCGGCGGCGGGTCGCTCAGACTGCCGACGAGCGGCGGCTCGATCACGCCGTCGCGCGCCGGCAGCTGCACGATCACGACGAGCGGGCCCGGCCCGAACGTCGGCGCGCAGCACGTCGTGTGCGGCGTGTCGTCGACCGGGCAGGGTCCGGGATCGCGGAGGATGAACATGGGCTTACGCCGTGACGCTGAATGTCCGCGGGCGCGAGCTCGCCGCGCTGTCATGCACGGTCACGTCGACGTCGCCCGCGCCGACGCTGGACAAGTCCAGATCCGCGGTCAGGTGCGTGGCGTCGACGCGCGTCGTCGCCTGGTCGACGCCGGCGAAGGCGATCACGGCGTCGGGCGCGAAATCATAGCCGTACGCGTGCAGTGTCGTCGGCGGCGGGCTTCCGCTCGGCGCCGTCGTCGGATCGATTGATCCGAGCTCCGGCGGTGACGCCACGGCGCGCCCGTTCGATTCGCCGGGCGCGTAGTCGTTGCCGCTGTCGGTATACGTCGCCATCGGGGTCCTCCGTCGTCCGAGAAAAACGGCGGCGGCCGCCGGCGCGGACCTTTCCCGCGGGCCGGCGGCACGTCGACGGATTGTCTACGTCAGAGCCGTCGTCGTCCCGAACGCCGCGGGGCGATAGACGCAGAGCGCTTCACGGCGCTCGCCGCGGATCGCCACCAGGTTCTTGATGAAGAAGTCCTGATGGCTGTTGCTCGCTTCGACGCGCACGCCGCCGCGATCGAAGACTTGCGCCTGCGTCCCGAAGGCGCCGGTCAGGGCTTTGCCCACGGGCATCGACGGGGTCACGTCGACCGGGAGGCCCCAGAGGGTCGGCACCGGCAGCGGCGAGAACGGCCCGCCGGCGAGGTAGCGGCCGAGCGTGTCCTTGAGGAGCGCGACGGTCTGCCAGTTCGCCGGGTTCATGACGTGGCCGTCGGGCATCACGAACGAGGCGTTGAAGATCGCCATCATCGTTTTGAAGATGCCGTCGACGTTCGTGTCGGGCGCGGTGACGACGTTGCCTGGCGTGAGCCCAGGCCGGTTGAGCAGGCCGAGCATGTTCGGCGCGATGCCGCTCCCGTTGAGGAGTTGATCTTCCTCGGTGAGATCGAGGCCGAGCCGCAGGCGCGCATCGATGTAGCTGCCGATCTGCGAGACGTCCTCGAGCATTTCCTCGGTGACCGGCAGCCAGTGCGCGATCTTCACGACGCTCTCGGTTTTCTGATTGAAGATCAGCGCCGACTCCGGCTTCGCCGCGCCTTCCGCGACGGCGGCCGCGGCGTTGGTGAACGTCGTTTCCACCATGTAGACGATCTGGGGCGAGTCGGTCGTGCCCGACGCGAGCAGATCGCGGATGGTCAGCCGCTTGAAGAGCAGCGGCACGATGCCGGGGAGATACTGCGGGATCAGCAGCTTGCCGCCCGAGGCCGGATCCTCGGTGAGGGTGGTCTGCCGCATTTCGTCGAGCTCGGCGACCGGGGAATTCCAGTTGCGCGTCCCGAGGTGCCGCTTCTCGAAGAAGTATTTCCCCGCGTCCGAGTCCACCCACTGCTTGCCGAGAGACTTGTAGGCGGCGCGCTTCGTCTCGCGCGCGTCGTCCTTCGTCATCCCCGTCGTGAGTTTCTCGATCTGCTGTCGCAGGGCTTCGTCGGTTTTCAGTTCGGCGAGTTGCGCCTTGATGCCGTTGGCCTCGTCGATGATCGCCTGGATGGCCCTGCGTTCGTCGGCCGTCATCAGCCGGCCTTTGATGACGTTGCCGTCCTTGTCTTTCTCCTCGTGCGCTTCGCACGTGCGCGCGGTCGACGCGAGCAGGGCGGCCGCCGCGTCGCGCTTCTTGCGGAAGTCGGCCTCGAGGACGTCGGTGTTCGTGACTCTCATCGCAGTTACTCCGGGTCAGTCGAGTTGTAACTCGAGCGCTCGTCGCTCGAGCTCTACCTGGCGGCGCCGATCCTGGCCGGATCCCTCGGTGAGGGCCTGCGACGTGTCAGCGGTCGCTGGTATCGTGGCGGCGGCCCGACCATCGGCGTTCTCGCCGTCGGTGAGCCGCGCGAGGGTCTCGTCGAGGGTCGCGACGCGATCGATCATGCCGTTGGCTTTCGCGTCGGCCGCGCTGTAGACGTGCGCTTTCCACTCGTTGCGGACGCGATCCGCGGTCATGCCGGCGCCGCGGCCCTGCACGACGGTGTTCACGAACATGTCGTACGCCTGATTCACGGCCGCCAGGCGGCGCTCGAGCGCGCTCGCCGAGAGCGGGCCCGTCTCGTTGCCGTCGACCTTCCCTTCGCCGGCCGAGATGTACGTGCGCTTGATGCCGAATTGCTCGAGCGCGGCGCTCAGATCGTTGTGGATCGAATACGTGCCGATGCTCCCGACCTGCGCCGACGGCGCGGCGACGATCTCCGTGGCGGCGGCCGCCAGCTGGTAGGCGGCCGAGGCCATCGTGAACTGCGCTTGCGCGACGACCGGCTTGATGCGGCGCGCGGCCATGACTTCCCGCGCGAATTCGGTATTGCCCGCGACGGATCCGCCGGGTGAGTCGACGTCGAGAAGAATCGTCCGCACGCCTTTGTCGGCGACGGCGGCCTGCAGCCGCCGCGACAGTGATTCGTACGTCGTGCCGCCCGACATTTCGCTGAACTGATTCATCCGCGGCGCGATCACGCCGTAGACCGGAATCACGGCGACGTTGCCGACCTTCGGCTGCGGCAGGTTCGCGCGGTCCTTGAGCGCGGCTTCGATCTCGGCGCGCGGGATCTCGTCGCCGGCGACGTGCCGCGCGAGGATCGTCGCCACGACCGTCAGCATCTCCGGCGTCAGGTTCCACGGATGTTCGACGACGAACGCCAGCACGTGCGCATACGACTTCATGCGACGACCTCCTCGGTTTCGAGCGTGGTGAAGAGCTCGACGTTCGTGCGAATCGCGATCCGCGCCGCGGCGTCGGCGCCGACGAGCGGCGCCAGATCAGCGGTCAGTTCCCGGTTCCAGCGTTCGATCTCGGCGAAGAAGATCGAGGCGCGCTCGCGCGGCGGATGCTTCGCGAGCCGCACCAGTTGGCGCGCGCGCGTCGCGTCGATCGCCGTGGCGACGAGCGCGTTGCCGGCGTCGCCGGTATCCCCGGTCCCGGTGTCCTCGGGAATCGGATCGCCGGAGTCGGCCGGCGTCAGGCCCGGCACGCGGGCCGGGCCGCCTTGTTGCTGCGCCAGTTGATCAGCGGTCGGATCGTCGGTGATCTTCGGCAGGTTCAGGCGGCCGCGCGCCTCGTTGGCCGTCATGACCGGCCGGCCGACCAGGACGCGCAGCGCGGAGGCTTGCTCCTCGAAGCTCCCTTGGAGTTTCGCCGCGATGTTGAATTCGATATAGACGTTGTCTTGATCGTCGCATTCGATGAGCAGCTGCCGTTCAATTTCCTGCGTCAGCATTTCGATCGTGGGCCCGAGCGAGTCCTGGTACAGCTGCTTGTGTTGCTCGCGAATGTTCGAGAAGGTCGCGTGATCGAGAATGCCGATCGACGGCTGCGGGACGTTGAATTCCGCGGCGGTGACTTCGCGACGCTGCTTGCCGCCCTGGATGTACTCCGAATCCTTCGGTGAAAACGCCGTCGGCTTGAACTGCATCCCGTCCTCGAGCACGGCGACGAGGCCCGAGTTGCCGGCGCCGCTGAAGCGTTGCTGCCACTGCTCGCGAAACGTTTGCTTCTGGCCTGGCGTCCACTTCGGTGCTTCCCGCGGGCGCTCGATCACGCCCTCGTGCCGCGACGCGTTCTGCCAGTAGTAATGGCGATGCGCCGTCGCGGCGGCTTCCTCGCACACGATCGGCTGCAGCGTGTCGAGATGCGAGAGGCCCATCAGCGGGTCGAGCGGGTTGTAGCCGCCGAAGTAGACGAGATCGCTCGGCGCGAATTCCTGTCGCTTCCCGGTCGCGGGATTCGTCCATAGGAACGCGCGCGGCAGCAGGCCGCCGATGATCCGCATTTGGTCGGGCGGCAGGCGCAGCAGCCCGATCGCGTTCTCATTCCACGTTTCGTTGAAATAGCGCAATTTGAGCCAGTACGCGTTTTTGTAGACGCCGAGATCGCCGAGCAGCGACTCGATCAGGCGGTACTGCGTCATCGCCGGGTTCGGGTTGGCGAGCCAGCGGGATAGCTGGTGATCGGTCAGCCGTACGCGGTCGTTGTCGTCGACGCGGCGGTAGACGTGAATCCCGAGTTGCGCGACGTTGCCGGAGAGAAAGTCGATCGGAATCCGGATGTTGGGTTGCGACGCGTAGGTCTGCGCGTACGCCTGACTCCACTGCGAATGCGTATAGCCGGCCCGCGCGAAGATCGTGCTGTCGGTGGCGAACCGGAACGGCGGCGGCACGACGGCTTGGAGCTCGCCGCCGGATTGAATGATCACGGCGCGAGCACCTGGAAGTAGGCGACCTTCGACACGTGAATCACGACGTCGCCGTCGATCGGCGTCGGCGCCTGGCCGGCCGTGAGGCCGTGCGGTTGCTTGAGCGTGATCCAGCCGCCGCGCGTCGACCAGAGCACGCCCTGGAGCGCTTCCTGCGGGTTATAGGTCACGTTGAGAATGACTCGTTGCCGTTCGCACGGCGGCCGCCAGAAAAACAACCAGGACCACATCGGTTGAGGTCGATCGGCCGAATCGTGCACGCGGGCAGGCCGGGATGTCGAGTTTGTATTTCAAAACCCGCGGGCGCATAGTGATCCGAGCTCACCCATGCCGGAGTCGCGACGCCCGCCGGGCCGCCCGCCGCTACAGCGCGGCGAAGTGTCCGTGAACGTGTGCGTGCGCCTGCCGGCGTCGCAATTCGACGCGCTCGATCGGCGGGCGCGGCTCGAGCACGCGAACGTGCCGGAGCTCATTCGCCGGCGCCTGGCGGCCGGCGACGACGACGACGGCGAGGAGGACGACGAATGAGACCGACGCTCCGCTTGTTCGTGCTGATGCTCGCCGCGGTGCTATTCCTCGTCGCGGCCTATCTCTCGACGTCGGTCGCCGAGAAACTCACGCGCGCCGGCTTCGCGCTGCTCGTGCTCGCCTGGCTGTTACCCTAAGCGTTCCACGTGAAACGCGCGCGCCGATGCTGACGGGTCGCTTGCCGAAACCGGATGGACGGTTGTCGGAGACCGTGCGGCGAGCCGTGCGCATCTACGGCCGGCTGTACGGCGTGCCGCTGTCGTCGGCCGCGTTCCGCCGGATGTCGACGCCGCAGGTGCGCCGCCGGCGTCGCCTGGCGGCGCTTCTAAACCTCGAGCTCGAGGCGATGACGCGGCGCGAGCTCGCGAACTACTACGCGGCGATCGCCGAGCTCCGTCGTGTGTGAGCGCATCGCGTTGCCAGGCGGCGGGGTCGCGATCGTGTGCGGCGGCCATCGGCGCCGGCGGCCGCGCTGCGCGTGCGGCGCTCCGGCGACGCTCGAATGCGATGGGCAGGGCCCGCCGGCGCTCGAGCGGCGCGGCGCCGTCGTCGCCAAGCGCCGGCGCTCGTGCGACCAGCCGCTCTGCTCGCGCTGCGCCATCCACGTGCCGCCCGATCAGGACTACTGCCGCCGGCCCGCCTGCCGTGCCGCGGCCGCGGCCGCCGGTGCGCAACTGCGGCTATTCACCACTACGCGACGATGAGATCGGGATCGTCGGCGACGTCGGGGGTATCGAGCGCGGCGAGCTTGCGCGCGATCAGCGTCGCGATCACCGGGTCGATGCGGCCGCGGCTGCGTTTCTTCGTCGGATAGATGTTGTCCTTGTTGTCCGTCTGCACGCGCACGTTGCTGACGGCCCAGGTCACGACCGGGTTGTCGCCGGCGTCGACGAGGCCGTCGAGCACGTCGGCCTCGAATTCTTTTGCCGGGCCGCTCATTTGCGCCATCGTTTGCGGGACCTCGAGGACCTCGAGGCCGTCGTCGGCGAGGTCCTTCACCAAGTTGCCGGCGTTCCACGGATCGATCCCGACCTGCCGCACGGTGAACCGTTCCCGCGCCTCAGTGACGATCGCGCGGACGACGTCCTGGTCGATCCGGTTGCCGGGGTTCGTCCGCAGCACGCCGAGCGTTTTCCAGAGCCGATACGGCGCGCGGTCCCGGTGCGCGCGATCGTCGAGCGTATCCTCCGGCGTCAGGCACCAGCAGACGATCCGCCAGCGGCTCGAGGCCGGCGGCGCCGGCGGGAAGAGCGCCGTGACCGCGGTCAGGTCGATCTTCGAGCTCATATCGATGCCGAGGTAGCACTCGAGGCCGGCCAGGTCCTCGAGCGGCCAGATCGATTGCCCGCGGCGCCATCCCTCAATCGACAACCACGGCGCGATCGCGTTGACCCAGAGGTTCAGCCGTTTCTGCTTGAACGCGGCGGCCGCCGCCGGCATGAAGCGCGCCTTGTGCGCGAGCGCCTTGAGATCGTCAGGCTTCACCGACACGCCGTAATTCGGGTTCGCCTTTTTCCAGGTCTTGACGACGAACGGCGGATCGTCGTCGTCGGCGTGCGCGATGAACGCGAAGAAGGTTTCATCGGTGAGCACGCGCTCGAGCACCTGGCAGGCGTAGTGATGTTGATCGCCGCACGGCGTCAACGGGTCCGAGCCGGCCGTGGTGATCCAGAGCACGACCGGCTGTCGCCGCGCGCCGGTCGCCGTCTCCATGACGTCGATCATCCCGCGATGCTTCATCGCGTGCGCCTCGTCGATGATCACGATCTGCGGGTTGAGGCCGTCGGTCGAATCGGAGTCCGCGCCGAGCGGCTCGAGCTTCGCGGCGACGCGCTCGTAATGGAGGTTCGCCATCAGCACGGTGATCCGCGAGCGCAGGCCACTGCTCTGCACGAGCCGTTTGCAATCGGCGAACACGATCTTCGCCTGCGCACGTTTCGTCGCGATCACGAACCCTTCGGCGCCGGGTTCCCCGTCGAAGAAGGTCGCGTAGAGCGCCACGATCGCGGCCTCGAGCGACTTGCCGTTCTTGCGCGGGATCTCCCAGTAGATCGTGCGGAAACGCCGGAGGCCCGTCTCGACCTGCGTCCAGGCGAAGAGCGATCCGAGCCGGAAGCGCTGATGCGGCTGCAACGTGATCCGTTGTCCGGCCCATTCCCCCTTGTAGTGTTTCAGCTGTTCGGCGAATCGGAAGAACCGCTCGGCGCGCGCGAGCTCGAACCGATACGGGAAGCCTTTCGTCCCTTCCCGCGCGCGGTCGCGCAGATGGCGCGCGCAGGCCAGCCGGTGATACTTGCCGGCCGGGATGCGGCCGCTCGCGACGCCGCGTGCGTAGCGATCGATTTCGTTGACGGTCATTGCGGCCGCGAGCTCGGCGACGGCGGCATCGGCAGATCGAATTCGGCGAACGCGTCATCGCCCGGCGCAATCGGCGCGGTCTTGATCCGCGCGCGGCTCGACGGCGTGAGGCCGAGCTCCGGCCAGAGCCGATTGCACGCGGCGAGCGCTTTCGTCGCGACGGGCAGATACGGGTTCGCCATCGGATACCCGGTTTTGGTTTGGATGACGAGCCCGAGTTTCGCAATTTCCGCCATCGCACTGAGGTAGCGGTCCCACTCGAGGCAGAGCGCCAGGAGCGCACTCCGGTCGCCGGCGGTGATCGCGGCCGCCTGCCGCAGGAGCGGCGCGAGCCGGTTCCATTCGGCGATCGCGTGCGGGTGATTCTTGAGCTCGGGCGGCGCCGCGTCGAAGTCGGCGCCGGCCGCGGGTAACTGCGGCTCGTCGGCGTTGACCGGGCGCTTCCCTGGATTGCCCTCGAGAAGCTTCTGAGCCGTGGGCTTAGGCTTCGGACCTCGCATGGTGACTCCGGCGCCGCCGGCCCGTCGCGGCCGCCGGCGTGCCGATCGGCGTCGGCCGCTCGCCGGTAAACGCCTGCCAGCGCTCGAGCGCGACCTGGACATAGATCGGATCGAGCTCGATCCCGTAGCAGGTCCGACGCATTTGTTCCGCGGCGATGATCGTCGTGCCGCTCCCGATGAACGGATCGTACGCGACGAGCGCCAGGTGATTGCGCATCGGCCGCGCCATGCACTCGACAGGTTTCTGCGTCGAGTGGCCGTGGCCGACGTCCTCCCGCGCCGGAATCCGCCACAGCGTCGACGCGATTTCCCACAGGGTTGTCTGCGCGCGGTCCTTCGTGCGGCCGGCGCTCGCGTGCCCGCGGACGCCGTACCAGCACGGCTCGTGTTGCCAGTGGTAGTCGCCGCGCGAGAGCACCAGGCGATCCTTCGCCCAGACGATCTGCGCGCGCAGCTCGAAGCCGGCGGCCTCGAGCGAGGCCTGTACCGTCGACGCCTTGAGGCCCGCGTGCCAGACATAGGCGAGTCGGCCGGGGAAGAGCGCGAATGCTTCCCGCCAATCGGCGCGATCGTCGTTCTGCACCTTGCCGAGTTTTTCGCGGTTGCGGTTGACGCCGGCTTTCGCGCGCCACGACGCGTCGTACTCGACGCCGTAGGGCGGATCGGTCACCAGGATCGTCGGCGGCTCGACGCCCTCGAGGAGCTTCGCAACGTCGGCCGCGCTCGTCGCGTCGCCGCAGAGCAGCCGGTGCCGGCCGAGCGCGAACAGATCGCCGCGTTGGATCGTCGTCGTCGCGCGCGGCGCCGGCGTCGCTTCCGGATCGACGAGGCCCGGCTGCCGATCGCGGCGCGCGAAGATCGCGGCTTGCTCGGGTTCCGTCCAGAACGGCACGAGCTCGAGGCCGGCGGCGCGATCGCGCGCCAGTTGATCGACGTCCCATTCCGCGAGTTCGGCGACGCGGTTGTCGTAAATCGCGAGCGCGCGTTTCTTTTCCGGCGTCAGGCCGCGCCGGCGCACGGCGACGATCTCGTCGTCGTCGGGTTCAACGACGCGAAGCTTCGTCAGCCCGACCTGCGTCGCCGCGGTCACGACGCCGTTGCCGGCGAGGACGTGATCGTTCTCGTCGATCACGATCGATCGCGCCGGCCCGACGTCGCGCAGCGAGGTCGCGAGCATCTCGAGGTTCCGCTCCGGGTGCCGGCGCCGGTTCTCGGGGTCCGCGGTCAACTGCTCGAGCCGTGTCGCGGCGGCCGCCGGGGCCGGCGTCGGGGCCGGGGTTGGCCGAGGCCGTCGCTGACTCTGCCGTGTTGTTGCCATGTTTCCGTCCGATCTCCCTGCCGGCGGCCCTGGCGGCCCGCCGTGCGGCCGCTGTCGGGGGCCCTGGGGGTTGCCCCCCGTCTACGTGTCGCGCGTTCTGGGGCCCGCCGGCGGCCGCCGGAACCCCCCTATAGTCAAACCTGCGGGCGAGAGTGGGGTCCTCCGGGGCGGTTTGGAAGCCGACTACCCTAGCGATTGATCGGCCCCCCGCGGTAAGTTGCACGCGGACAACGGGATCCGACGCGATCCCGGTCGCGATGCCGTGCCGCCGGCGCGCGCGGAGGAGCTCGAGCGGAATCGGCGCGCCGACCATCCCGAGTGTCGGGTTCACGTCGTCCTTCCGGGTTGCGCCGGGCCGCCGCCGTAGCGGTCAACCACGGCGCGGATCGCCGGCGTGACCCACGTCTGCAGCCAGAGCTCGAGGTCGCGCGTCCGTTCGTCGATCGAGCGCGCGCGGCCGGTGCTCGGTCCCTCGAGCGCCTCGCGCCAGCCAAAGCCGGGCCCGAGCTCGAGCCGCACGAGCGCTTCGCGGAGGGTTTGGGCTTCGCGTTTATTCATCGTTGTCGAGCTCCTGGCGGCCGTCGCGTGCCTGGCGGCCGCCGCACGAAACGTTTGCGCGCCGGGCACGTCGACCAGTGCGTGTCGCCGCTGTCGAAGTACCCGATGTCGTCGTCGCCGGTATGCTCGATCCGATGCGCCTGCGCGCCGCGGTTCATCGGCATCGCGCGGTCCTCGAGCGTGCGATACCAATCGATCGGCGCGCGGCAGATCGCTGCGGCGCACTGGCCGAGGCGTCGCGTGCCGACGCGCAGGCGGATGAGCGGCATGGGTTCACATCCTCCGGCGTCGGCGCTCGTCGTCGAGATACGCCGTGTGCCGGCGGATCGCCTCGACGTCGGCGCCGGCGGCTTTCGCGGCGTTGCAACTGCGGCAGAGCGATTGATGGTTGTCGGCCTCGAGGCGCGCGCCGCCGGCCTTGATCGGCGTGATGTGATCGACGACGTCGGCGCGGACGCGCTCGCCGCGCGCGGCGCACCGACTGTGCTCGCCGCTCCGGGTCCCGTCGGCGCGCTCGCCGCACCAGGGATGGAAGCGCAGCCAGGCGCGCGCATAGTTGGCCCACGTCTCGTCGTACCCGCGCAGGCTCGCCGAGCCGCGCGCGCCGTCCTGGCGGCGGCGGCAATACGCGCAGCGCCCGTCGACGAGGCGGCCGCAACGAGCGCACGGACGGCGCGGGGCGAACGACGCCATGGTCAGTGCACGCGTGTCGACGCGCGCTCGTCGACGGGTTCGGGTTGCGGCCGCGGCCGCGGCAACGGCAGTGACGTCCGCGCCAGCGTGTCGCGCGCCAGTTGCCGCAGGGCCGCGGGCATGACGTCGCTTTCCGCGATCGCCCACACGAAGCCGGTCAGCGGCGCGAGATCGTCGACGACTCGGCGGATCACCAGCCGATGGCTCCGTCGCTGCCAGCGCAAGAGCGCCACGTTCGCCGCGAGGCCGGCCAGGTTGAGGCCGATCAGAATGCCGAGCACGATCGTCATGAACACTATCTCCGGTAAACGTAGTCGTCGGCGTCGCGCTCGACGCGTCGGAGCTCGAGCTCCTGGCCGATCGCGATCTTGGCGAGCAGCAGCACCAGGGCGAGCCGCGATCCGTACGCGACGCCGATCAGCAGGCCGATGGTGATGCCGCGCCAGAACCAGAGCGCGAGACTCATGTCGTCGTGTCCTTCCCGCGCGTGAGATACGGCGCCAGGTGATCGGTCAATCGATCGACGACGGTGCCGGCCGAGAGGCCGCCCAGGTCCTGTCCCTGTCGGCCCGGTCCCTCATCGCGCATGAGCACCAGCCGATCGGCGCGGTCGCCGGATCCGTTCGTCATCAGCTGCCGCACGATCACCGTGAGGAGCCCTCGCAATTCTCGGCGTGTCATGACTGCCCTTCTAATTCCATCAGCGCGTAGTCGCGCGCGCGGTTGACGTGCGCCATTTCGATCTCGGTGCCGCCGCGATCCGGATGCCGCAGGCGCGCGGCTTCCTTGAACGCGCGATCGAGGTCGGCCTTGCTTGGTGAGCTCCCGGCGGGAAAGCCGAAGACCGCGCGCCAGTTCGCAGCCGTGTCGGCCGGCAGCGCCTTGTAGCCGGCGAGCGCCTGCTCGATCGTCCCGACGCCGTATCGCTCGATCGCGCGCAGCGCCCCGAGATGCGCCGCGAGCGCCGCGATATTGTCGGCGACGGCGACGTAGGAATCGCACGCGAGCACCGTCGCCTTGCCGCGGTAACTGAAATAAATCGCGACGCCGGGATCGGTCGGTTTCTCGTCGCTCCGTGGGCGGCCGTCGAGCCGCAGCGAGATGTTCGTCGATAAGGTCGCTTGCTTGCCGCCGAGCGCCTGGAGCTCGTGCTCGAGCCGCTCGGTTGCGAGCCAGACCGTGATCCAGGATCCGCCCGACTTGAACTTGCCGACGCGGCGACGCGACGCCGGCTTCCGCGGCCAGCCGATCGGCCACTCGAGCGGATACCGCGAGACGGCGTGCTCAGATGCTGCCATTGTCGTCGTGCTCCTGGCCGGGGTCCGTCGTCGGCGCCGGCCGCGGGCCCGGCGCGCGGCGCGCGACCAGGCGCTCGAGCCGTCGCGTCGCGTCCGCGAGGCTCGCGCAGACTTGCTGCTCGATCCGCCGGAGCGCCGGGCCGCTGAGAAAGATCCAACGGCGATGGTGGTAGAGCAGCGGTTGAAACCAGCGCCGCGTCGCTTCGACGCCGTCCCAGATCTCGGCGCCGTCGACGACGATCACATAGCCGTGGACCCAACAATCGCGAATCGCTTCCGTGAACGTGCACGTGACGAGCTCGTCGAAGGTCACGTAGTGCGGCGGCGCCGGGCGGCCGCTCCCGAGCGTGAAGTACGCCGTACTGCCGTGGCCGGTGTTCCAGACCATCGGATGATTGAGTCGGCCGTCCGTTGTATAGCCGAAGGTCCGGAGCTCGACGCGGTCGGGGATGCGCGCGACGATCGCGATCGCCTCCGGCAGCACGCGCGCGAGGTCGAGGTCGAACGTGTCACACCACACGGCCGGCCTCGACGAAGTCGATCGCCCGTCCGATCCAGCAGCTGCACGTCGCGGCCGGGTGCGGCCGGAATCGTGACCGCGGGCACGGCGGCTCGTGCGGTTGCGCGCGCAGCCGCTCGAGGAGCGTATTCATCGGATCGGCGACGGGCCGGAAGCCGGCGCTCTGGGACGGCGTGAGGCCCGACGTCGGCGCCGGCGCGAGCGGCCGCGCGACGGCGATCCGCACGATGTGCCCGTTGCACGTCCCGCACGTCAGCGTGACGACGCCGTCCTCATAGCGCGCGTGCACCTTGGCTTGCGGATGGCAGCGCGCGATGAGGAAGAGCGGGCCGTGATCGGTCGTACAGCCCGGCGCGCTGCAGCGCAGCGCGTCGAGCTCGTTGGTGGTCAGCGGATCGCGCATGGTGGTCAGCGGACGAACGCGGCCCACATCCCGCGGAAGAACTGCCGCGCGCACTCGGCGGCCGTCGGCCCGAGCGGCAGCGCCTCGAGGCCGTCGCTCGCGCCGAAGCCGGCGCCGCTCGAGTTCGCCGCGGCGTTGAGGCCGATGCGCAGCGCCACGGCCGGGTCGCAGATCCGTGAATCGCCCCAGCGATCGTTCGGCGTGTCGTGGAAGAAGAGCGGCTCGGTGTCGACGATCACGCGGAACGGGCCGATCGGTTGGCCGTCGTCGCTCTCGTACCCGGTGTACAACCACTCGGTGCCGGCGCCGTGATCGCCGATCGATTTCGCCCAGGCTTCCGTCCTCCAGCACTCGCCGTTGTCGCAGCGTGGCGGGGACCACTCCGTCCAGTCCCACTGATCCTGATACGGCGTGCCGTCGATCCCGACGCTGCCGCGCGAGCACAACATGCCGGGCAGGTCCGAGCGATCGAAGTCGCCGGGATACCACCCATTGACCGGCCACTCGTTGCCGATCCGCGGCAGGACGTTCCAGCGGCCGCGCATGACGTCCTTCGACATCCCCCAGATCCGTTGCTGCTCGTCGAGCGTGAACGGTTTGTACTGGCAATCGGCAAAGACGGCGTGCGCGACGATCAGGCCGCGCGCCGCCGCCATGTCGAATAGCTGCGCCAGCATCGCCTGATACCGCGGCGGATCGGCGAGCGGGTTGAGCGCGTAGCCGTTTTGATGTTTCCAGTCGGAGTCGTGCATGCCGATCGTTTCGATCGTGTTCGCGCCGTAGCCTTTGGCCTCGTCGAGGATCGGCCCCATGTCCTCGCCGTTGTAGAGGCGCACCGGCAGCAGGTGCGCGATGTACGCGGCGAAGAGCCAGGGCCGGCCTTGCGCGTCGACGAATTCGCGGCCGGTGATCGCGACCGGCGGGCCGCTCGAGCTCCGGCCGCCGCTCGTGCCGGTCATCATGAGGCGATGGGTCGTGTCCATCACGCGACCTCGACGCAATACCGCACGTACGCGTGCTCGACGCCGTTCCAGGGCCGGTCGGCGACGAGCGAGGTGCCGACGCGGCGGAAGGATTCGAACGGGCCGCCGGGTGACGGACGCCATTCGTCGGCGCCGGCGTCCGTCACGCAGTAGATCGGCGTTTTGCTCTCCTCTGCCGGCACGGTGTTGCCGTTCGCGTCGACCGTGGTCGCGTTCGCGCGCGCGACGGAGCGATAACTCTCGGTGCCGTCGGCGTTCGCGATGATGTCGAATTTCATGACCTCGAAGTCGGGGTTCGTTTTCTCGAAACGCGTTTCGATGAACAGCATGAGCGGTCCTCCTGGAGACGGTTCGGGTTCCGGTTCGGGCGCCGGTTCGGGATCCGGCGGTTCGGGATCCGGCGGTTCGGGATCGGGCGGTTCGGGATCGGGCGGATCCGGCGGCTCGGGATCCGGCGGCTCGGGGTCTGGCGGATCCGGCGGCACCGGCGGGTTGTCGGCCGACGGCGGCAGCGCCTCGAGTTCCGCCGGCGTGAACGACAGCAGCTGCACGTCGGCGTCGGCCTGCGTCAGGGACCAGACGATCGAAATCAGTTCCGTCGTCTGGTCGACGTAAATGTCGTAGTAGTAGTAACTCGCACTCGGCGCGCCGATCAGGTAACCGTCGCAGACGAGCGCGCCGTCCGACTTCCGCTGATAGACCAGCCGATAGCGACCGGCGGCCGGTGAATACGCCGCGCGAAACGCCCACGCCTTTTCCGCCGGGAAAGAGACATCCTCGGAATTGCTGTACGGGTCCTCGCCGAGCATCCAGATCGCGGCGCCGCCGCCGAGCAGTTGGATGTCGTGCGCGTCGCCGTCGCTGAGCCGCCAGCGGCCCGGTCCTGGCTTATTCGGATCGGCCGGGTCATAGGCGTACGCGAGCTCGATCACGTCCCACGGCCCGTAGCTATTGCGGAGGACCTTGAGCGCGAGCGCGCCATCCGGCGACGTGCCGCGGACGGCGACGGCGGCGCCCGGCCAGCGGCGCCCGAGCGAATCGTAGACCGTCAGGTCCTCATTGCGCAGCCAGGCGGCCAGGCGGCCGCCGGCGGTGACGGTGCCGGCATTCGCGCGCGCGAGCTCGGTGCCGTCGCTCAGGACAATTTGGCACGTCGGCACGCCGTCGACGACTTCCGCGTGCGTGCAATCCTGAAAGGCCGTACGCGTGGTGTCGAACCACTCCTTGCGCAGCGTCGCGATCTGGCCGGTGACGGGTTCGAAGTTCGGCATGGCGTTCTCTCTCCGTTTCAGTTCGGGCGCCGCTCCGGGTTCCAGCGCGCGCCGAAATGGGCGATCACGACGAGCCCGGCGACCGGCTCGAGCGCGCGCAGCGTGCGAAGGGCGACGCGCGCGACGCGCGCCGGCTGCCAGCGCACCGGATCGGGTGCGCGCGTGGCGAGCGCCTCGACGCTGACGTGCACGATGCCGCGCTGCCAGTCGCCGAGGCTCCCGAAGGTGATGTACTCGAGCTCGCGCAAGGGTCAGCCCTCGTCGTCGACGGCCTGGCGGCGCTCGTCGGTCTGCCGCACGTCGCCGAATTGCGCGCCGGCGGCCGCGTCGCCGGCGCCGGCCTCGTCGTCGCCGGCTTTCTTGACGCGGACCTTCACGTCGTCCTCACCGGGCACGACGGTGATCTCGACGCCGTTGTGGCGATAGATCGTTTTGTCGTACTTTTTCATGAGCTTCAGCGCGAGGACCTTGGCGCCGTGTTCGCGATCGGTGAGCTCCATGCGCGCGTCGCGGATCTCGGCGTATTCCGTCGCGACGTCCTCGAGCGGCTTGATCGCGTGATCCTCCATGCCGGGCAGCGCCGCCGCGCGCGGCCGCCCGCGGCCCGCCGTTGTTGTCCGCATCCGCGTCTTTCCCGGTGTGCTGTGCTTGCCCTTCCGAGCTTGTGTTCTGGCCATCCGCGTGACTCCCTTCGTCTAGCCGCGCCAACACGGCGCGCGCGATGAGGCGCTCGAAATCCTCGAGGCACTCGAGACTGATTCCCTCCGGCAACGACGGCGCGCGATCACGTTTCGCCATCGCGCTATCCGAACAGCGACGCGTCGGCGAGGAGATCGCGGGTTTCGGGATCCGGCATCTCGGCATCCTCGACGGTGATCCGCGCCGACGGCGCCGCGGTCCCGACGACGTAGACCTTGCGCGCGTGCAGGTCGACGACTTGCTTGTCGTCGAGGTAGACGACCCCGGTCAGCCCGTCCTCAATCCCGCGGACTAACTTGTCGAGATCCGGCTTCGTCGTGTGATGCCGCACGCGGCGCGGCAGCGAGCTCGGGCGCGGCAGGCGAATCGTGACGGTGAGGACGACAGGCCCGAGAAAGAGCGCGCCGTCGGGCACCACGGTCTGCGCCTGCTCGGCGACCAGTTGCTGCCAACCTTTCGTCCGCGGGTTGTCCTGCGTCACGATCGCGCGCGGCGCCCAGCCTTTGGCGACGGCGGCCTTTGCCCACTTGAACGGCACGAAGGCTTTCGCGCTGCCCTTTGGTTGCGCGATGCCGGTCACGACGAACGTGATGCGGCGCTTCACGCGGTCCCTCGTCGCCGGCGATCGGCGCAGTCGATCGCGTCGAAGGCATCGGTTAGCTGCTCGCCGGTTGGATAGCTGAACCCTTGCCGCGCCAGCCGGAGCTTCACGCCCTCGATCCGATCGGCGTATGTCGTGTTCGTCGTCGTGTCGGCGATCTCGGCGCGGACCATCGCGCAGAGCACGCGATGCGTCGGGGGTTTCTTCGTCGTGAACGTGAGCGTGCCGGCGCGCGAGCGCCGGTTAGTACACTGGCGATCGGATGTACCCGGATCTGTCGATCGTGGCTTGTTGGTACTTGTACATGGATCGTGGATCGTGGATCGTGGATCGCGCGCGCGCGAGTCTCGGTCGCGGTCTTGCGGGGACAACGGTCCCGCCTGGACACGCGCACGCCGCGGCGTAAATTGTTCGGAGGCACGGTGTTCGGCGGTAAACCGTCCGTTCCCGCCGCGCCGCTGTCGCCGTTTCTTCTCCCTCCACTTTCGCCGTATCTTCTTGACCTCTGACGCGGTCTTATTCCAGTCGTGGAAATCGTGAATCTGATAGCCGCCGGGCGCTCGGTGCCACAAGCGCACGGCGACCAGCGCCTGCGCCACGGCGACCGGGTCGTGGGTCAGGGCCGAGCTCGTGACGACGCCCGCCGGCACGAAGCCGTCCGTCATTTGCGAGCAGCTATAGGCGAGCCCGTCGATGAAGAGCGCCAGCACGCGCGCCGCTCCGTCGGCGCCGCCGAGCCGCGTGCCGGCTTTCATGATCTTCGGGTGCCGCGGCAGTCGATCGTCGACGTAGAGCACGACGTCACCGGCCGGCTTTGATCTCGCGGTCGAGTAGGACGCGCAGATCCTCGATGAGCAGGCGGATCGTCTGGGCCGCGTCGCGCATTTCCATGAGGGCCTGCGCCGCGACCCGCGGGAGATCTTCCTGCCGGATTTCGAGGATCAGTTGATCGAGATCGTGGTTCATGGCGGGTTCACCGTTTCGTGATCTGCAGCGTGAATCGACCGTGCGGGTCCGTCGTGGTGTACTTCGCCTTGAGCTCGGCGGGGACCTCGAGCCGCGATTGCTTGCCCCAATACCCGCGGATCTCGAAAGCGCCGGCGACGCCGCGCGTGACGCCGCGCAGCCGTTTCTTGATCTCGTCGTCGAGGTCGGCGAATTCCTTACCGGGTTTCTTCAGCGCTTCGCGGCGCTCGAGCGCGGCCTCGAGCTCGGGGTCGTTGAGGATCGCCATCGCGCCGGGCGCGGCGAGCGGCGGATTGCAGACCGCGCCGTACCACGGACAGCGGAGGCACTCGTCGGGATCGTCGGCGAGGTAGTCGGGCAAGGTGCCGGCCTCGACGTGATCGAGCGCCTGCTCGGCGCGCGTGAGGAAGGTTTCCATGCGCTCGAGATGCGGCTCGAGCTCCACCGGCAGCAGTTTCGGGAGGCCGCTCCGGTCGAGCAGCAGGAAGCCGTACGGCTCGCCGGCGCCGTAGAGATACGCGAGCAGCTGATGGCCGCCGGCGGCCGTCCAGGGGTTCTGGAACAGATCCTCGAAGCGCTCGATCCGGTCGACGAGCAGCGGCGACCAGGCTTTGACCTCGAGCGGCGCGCGCGTGCCGTCGACCTCGAGCCGCGCGTCGACCTTGCCGACGATCACCGTGCGCGCCTTGCGATCGCGGAGCGTGAAGCGTTCTTGCTGCCCGATGATCTTGAACGCCGGCTCGGCGTCGCGGCCGATCGCCTGCAAGTCGGCGAGGAGATCGCGCTCGCGATCGTCGCCGCGGCGAAACTTCGCGAGCACGTCGGCCGGCCAGGGCGGCAACTGCTCGGGAATCGTCATCTCGAGGACCATGCGCCGCGTGCAGGTCCGATACGTGGAGGCGTAGACGTGCGCGTGCGGCGCCGGTTGGCGGCGGCCGCGCTCGAGATACGCGCGCCAGGCGCGATCGATGTTGGCCGCGATCGCCGCGGCGGGCGCGCTCGTGCTCGCCGGCATCATGATCGCGCTCGCAGCCGGCGCGCGGTGCCGGCGATGATCGTGCCGTCGACGTCGGCCTGGTAGCGCATGAACCAGGTCTGCGTCCGTCGCAGCGTCGCGAGCACCGATTGCGTCGGGGCATCGCGCGTGCTGTCGCGGTCCCGCGCCGCGCCGGCGCGCAGGACGTTCGTCGCGATCCGTCGCGCCAGCTGCAGGGTTGTGAGCTCCGGCCGCGGCGCGCGGAGGGCCGCGGTCAGGGCCGGCGCCAGAATCCGCCTGCCGGCCACGTCAGCCTTCCTCACCGGGTTCGCGCTGTCGACGGCCATTCGCCGGCGGCGCCTGGCGGCCGCCGCCGCCGTTGCCGAAGACCTCGTCATCGCGGAGCTCGCGCGTCACGCGATCGGGCGGCGCCGCCGACGTCGACGAGTGGCTCGAGGCCGGCGGGGCCGTCGCTGCAGCCGCGGCCGAGGACGGCGACGTGGTAACTGCCGCCGACGTCCCTGCGCGCCGCTCCTCGAGCCACTTGTCGAAGTCGACGGTGTACGAATCCTTGCCGTGTTGCCTGTAGTTCGGGCAGCTGTAGAAGTTCCCGCGCTGCCCTTTCCGTAACTGCATCGGCGTCTGACAGAGTCGGCAGACCGGCGGCGCGACGCCGGCGTCGGGCGCCACGTTGCCGCCGAGGCGATCGTCGCGCGTGCCGAAGCCGCGGCCGAGCCGGCAGTTCGTGATCTTTTTCCGCGTGCCCGACCAGACTTCCTCGAGCTCGGCGGCCGGCACCGACTTCAATCCGGCGAGCTCGCGCGTGATCGATCCGTCCAGGTTGGCGCGCGCGGCCTTGCGCACGGCGAGCTCGAGCTCGACGCCGGTCTTGCCGCGGCAGAAGTCATCCGTCGAGCTCCGGCCGCCCTCGATTTCGACGACGGTCTGCCGCGTCAATTTGCAGCGGCCGTCGCCGGTGATCAGGTAGTGGAAGATCGCGGGGTCGTTCGTCGCGATGCGTTCGGGTCGCGAGACGTTGAAGATCTCGATGCCGTAGAGATCGCGCACGCGGTCGGCGCCGCAGTCCTGCAGGTACGCGACGACCTGGCCGCCGTGCTCGGCGGGCGACTTGAAGAGCAGCCAGTCCTCCGGCGACGTCGCGCCGATCGCGGCCTTGCGCAGGGTCTGGAGCACGCGGGCCCGCGCGTCGATGATCTCGACGGCCTGATCTTTCTGGGCCGCGAGCTCGTTCAGATCGATCGGGACGTCCGGTCGCCGCGTCTCGAGGGGCGCCGGCGTCGCCGGCGTGCCGCGCTCGTCGTCATCGTGGTCGTGCATGTCGGTGACTCCTGTTCAGCCGCGCCAGCGGCGACGGGCATTCCAGCGGCGGGTTGGGGGCGGGTCGCTCGCGCGCGCGGCCGCGGTGCCGAACTGCTCGGCGTCGCAGCGCGCGCAGATCAGTTCGCGGCTGCCAGTGCGACAGATGAACGGCAGGCCGCAGGCGGCGCACTCGGGGGTGACGTGGTCGCCGTCGCCGTCGACGACGAGGCCGCCGTGCTCGTTCGGCCAGACCCAGGTGCCACTCTGCAGGCGCACTTTCCAATAGCGGCGGCCGGGTCGGGTCCGTGATTCACAGTGGAGGAGCACGCCGCGCGCGCCGTCGACGCCGCCCATCCGAACACGTAAGCCGTGACGAAATCCGGAATCGTCGCCGCTCGAAAAATTGGATCGGCGCATCGCGCTCATCCGATCGTCTCGATCACTAGGCGTCTAGTACGCGGGGCCTGTTCACAATGCCAGTTGATCGCGACGCGCGATTCGGTACCCTCTAATGCCATCGCACGCGCGGCCACTCCCTCGTCGCGCGTGATCAGCGTGAGGCGCGCTGTGTCGGCGTCCTGCGATGCGCCGGCGATGATCTCGGTGTAGGGCGGTTCGGCGAATCGGCGCAGCGGCACGACGTACCGCGTGGCGACGATCACGAACGTCCGATGCGGAATCCCTCCGTGTGTCATAGACCACGGATTCGATTAGGAGCGATCGGCGAGGGCCGATCGGCTCGGGGTCTTGAGTCGGGCTGGCTTCGACGTGCGCCGAGGTTTGGGCGGCGCCGTCTCCGCGTCATCGTCGTCGCGCGTGCGGCGGCCGTGGCGCTCCGGGTCGGGAATCGCAGCAAACGTCAGGAGTTCGTCGGGTTCCAGGTTGAGCGCGGCCGCGACGCGGACGACCGTGTCGTAATCGGCGAGCCGTAGCTGCCGCTCGCCGCGCTCCATCCGACAGAGCCCGGTATTGTCGACGCCAGCCCGTTCAGCCAACTCTTTTTGAGAGAGGCCCGCAATTTTTCTTGCAATGCGGAGACTCATCGTCGCTTCCGGTCGGCTATTATGACGCGGGGTTGTTGAATGTCAATACTTGATTTAGACTCCGGCGCGCGACGTGTTCTGCAACTCAGCCGATCAAAGGAGATCGTGTTGCCTGCGCCCCGTCAATGGACCGACGATCTCGAGGCGCTCGCGCGCGCCGGTCGCCGCGTCATCGCTTATCGCGCCGCCCACGGCACAATGCGGCATCGCAAACGGATCCCGATGACGCAGGTCGAGTTCGCGAAGAAGGCCGGCGTGTCGGTTGGCTGCGTCGCGGCGTTCGAGACCGGGTTGCGCAGCACGCGGCGTGACTCCGTGCGCCGCATCGCGGCCGCCTGCGATCTCACCGTCGACGAGCTCCTGGCGGATGACGTCCCGGCGGCGGCGCGGCCCGCGCCACTCGAGGCGCCCGGCTTCACCGACGAGGTCCTGGCGATCGCGCGGATCTTCGATCTCGCGCATACCGAGGTCCGCGTCCGCGTGAAGGCGATCCTGCTCGAGCACTTGGCGCAGCGCACCGATCGGCCCGGCGTCGCCTTGCGTGACGCGCTGCGCGCGTTCTTTCCCTCGTCGCCGTCGTCGTCCGCTCAGGAACAGGAGGACCTGTCGTCGTCGTCAGCGGCCGCGACGGGATCAGGCTTTCCGGAATCGCTCCGAAAGAACGGCAGCGGTAAGTAGGGTCCCGATCGGGCGCCGCCGGCCGTTGAAGGCGACGCTTCGATTTCGCGATCGCCGTCTCGAGCCGCCCGACGTCGCGGCCGATCACGGCCGGAGGAGCGGATGACCGTCAAAGCTCCCTTCCCGAACGTCCAGTGTGATCGGCATCCCGACGCCGCGCCGGCGCCCGGCTATTCCGTCTGCCGGCACGTCGCCGACGCCGGCGCCGCGATCGCGCACTTCGAGGCCGCGTCCGCGCGCGCGCTCGGCGCGGTCCTCTGTCGGCCGTGCGCCGAGGCCCCCCACGAGCTACGGCTGTGGGACCTGCGGTTACTCTGCGCCGGCTGCGTCGCCGTGCTCGCCGGCGTGTCGATTGTCCGCGAGGCGTCAACGGCGGAACAGTTCGCTGCGCTCGCCGCACGAGCCGCGCGCGCGCGGCTCGTGCCCGGTGACCGCCACGAGTGCAGCGACTGGCTGATCAACGGCCGGTGCGCGTTGTGCGATCGCGTGGTCATGCCGCTCGTCGTCGGCGACGTCGTACGCGTCGGCGCCGCGTGCCTGGCGAATCCCCCTAAGAGCCTGGCGGTGATCGTCGAGATCTACGATCGCGACGCCCGCCGCGGCGATCGCTCGGGTGCGACGCTGCTTTTTGCGAACGGATCCTTCGACGGGTTCTCGCCGATTGACCTCGACGTCTTTCGAGTCGTACGCGTGCGCCACGAGCCGGCGCTCGCCGACTATCAGTTTCAGTCCGCGTTGGCGCTCCATGCCGACGTCGCGCGCGGCCGTTTCGGGATCGTGTGGTCATGATCGACGAGCTCGCCATGCACTATGTCCTCGACGAGGCCGGCGAGCCGCGCGCCGTCGATCTCCTGACCTGGGCCCTCTGGCTCGAGACCGCGGATCGGGTCGTCCTCCAGGCGTCGATCGATCGCCGTGGTCGGACGCGCGAGCTTCCGTTCCGGCGGCACACGCGCGGCGGCGGCTGCGAGGTATCGACGGTCTTTCTCGGGTTGAATCATGCGTTCGCCGGCGGGCCGCCGGTCCTCTGGGAAACGATGATCTTCGGTGGGCCGCTCGACGGAGCACAGCAGCGCTACCGATCGCGGCTCGACGCGCTGCTCGGGCATGCCGCCACGGTCGCCCGCGTGCAGGCCATCGGGCCGCGGCTGCCGCGGCGCCTGAAACGCGCCTTGAAGAAACACGACGAGTGGTCGCGGCGACTCTCGCCAAGTGAGGCGCGGCTCGTCGCGCGATTCGCTCGACGACTGGAATGCGCGTGACGCCGATCCAGCGGGGCGAGATCGTGCGGCTGTCGATCGGCACCTGGTCGACCGAGGCGTTCGTCGCGGCCGCCTCCCCGAACGGCCGATCACTATTCGTGATCTTCGACGGGGCCGCGCCGGTTGGCGGCGGCGCCGGCGTGCTCGTCGGTAGCTTGGCGCTCCTGCAGGACGACGCCGGCGCCTGGCATGAGATCGTGCTCGATACGCCCGTCGTCGTCGAGCCGGTGCCGCGATCGTTTCTCTGTCCGCGATGCGGCGCCGTGAGCTACAACCAGACGGATGTCGCCGAGCGATACTGCGGCCGCTGTCACGCGTTCGTCGACGACGCGGAGCTCCCGAGATCATGACCAAGAAACAAGCGCGCGCGCTCGTCGGCGCCGCGATCGACTCGAAGACGAAGATGGCCGCGTCCGCGATGGCGCTCGTGCTCTTTACTGATCACTACGAGCGCGATCCGGTCGCCCTGATGCAGTTCGCCCTGGCCATCCTGCTCGACAAACCGTTGTATCTGCTCGCGCCGCGCGGCCGCCTGATCCCGGCGAACGTGCGCGCCGTCGCGGCCGGCATCGAGTTCTACGAGCCCGGCGACGAGAAGGCCGCCGCGCAGCGCCTGCTCGCGAAGGCGATCGGAGGTTCGTGATGGCGATACGAATGAATACCGACGGCACGCGGATCGCCGTCGCGCCGTCGCGCGGCCCGGCGTTCTCCCTGGCCGAGCTCCAGGCCGTCGTCGGCGGTTACATCGAAGCCGTGCGGCTGCAAGACGGATCGTGGATGTTCGTCAACGAGGACGGGAAACGCCTGCAGCTGCCGCTCAATCGCAGCGCGACGCTGCTCGCGCAAACGTGGGGATTCTTGCCGCCGTGGGATCAGATCGTCGGCGACGTGATCGTGATGACGACGCTCGAGGCCGGCGGCGCGGACGAGGCGCTCGAGGAGCGCGGGTGACCGGCTATCCGCCCGACTGGCCGCGCTGCGCGTGCGGCGCGCCGGTGCTCGACGGCCATCTCACGTGCGGCGCGGCCGGCTGCGACGAGGCCCGCGCGCGCGCCCGCCGGGCCGAGGACCAGGCCGTCGCCGTGTGGCTCGGCGCCGAGCTCATCGCGCTCGAGCCGATGGAGCTCGGGTTGAAACCGGAATCGGTATTCACGCTCGTCGGCCTCGTGCAGCTCGCACTCCGGCATCCCGATCTGCCGGCGGGCCCGCGTGCGTTCGGTGAGCAGTTCGTCGGCGCCGCGCGCGCATATTTCACCGGCTGTCCGACCGTCCTCGACGTGATCCGGAAAGGCGATGATCCGGACTACGACGTGAGGCCGCGAGGGTCCGTTGGCTGAGCACCTGATTCGGCCGACGCACTCGTGTTTCGACGACGCGATCGCGTATCTCGAGATGCGGGTGCGCATCGATCCCGATCTCGTGTTCGGCGACGCGCTCGTGCTCGTGCACGGCATCGCCCGCGCCGCCGCGGCGACCGACGCGGTCGCGTTCGAAGCGCTCGCGCCTGGCGATCCCTTCGCGCATGCGTGGGTCGAAGAGGGCGAGCTCGTGTGGCAGGCCGGCGTGCTCGAGGACGGCGCGCAGGTCGCGTTCGCCGTCGCGCGCACGGAGTTCTACGCGCAGCTGCGCATCGAGGCCGCGACGCGCTATACGTTGCGCCAGGTCTGGGAGGAGAACTGCCGCTCGGGGACGTTCGGGCCCTGGCGGCCTGAATACCAGGCGCTCTGCCGCGGCGGCGCCGGCCGGCCGCCAATCGGTGAATTCCCGCCACATTGCGGGTAAGTTGCAAACCCTATGGTTTCGAGCGAACATCGATCTCGTCGTCGGGCGGCAATGGCGCCGCCGGCGCTCGAAAGGGATCGTGACCTTGAAGAACCTGATGGATACCGTGAATGCGGCCGCGGCGGCCAAGGCCGTGCGCGAGCGCGTCGCGCGCGCGAAACAGTTGATCGCCGACCTCGAGCTCGTCGTCGAGACGCTCGAGGACGAGCCGACGTGGCCGGTCGCCGGGTCGCTCGGGCATATCAACGAGAAGCTCGCCGAGGTCCTGGCGGGTTTTCCGACGGTGCCGAGGTCCTGATGGCGGCCGCTCGCAAGCGCGGATACTCGCGCGAGTTCCCGGTGAACATGGAAACCCGCAAGCGCTACCTGCTCGACGACATCCCGGCGGGGATGTGGATCGCCGTGCGCGCGAAGGCGAAGCGCGACGGCCTGTCGTTGCGCGCGCTCGTGCTGTCGCTGCTCGCGCGTTGGCTGTCGGGCGAGATCGCGATGGTCGCGCCGCCGGCGCCGGAGGCCGAGTAGATCGTTTCGGTCGTGGGGGTCCGCGCGCCCCGTCGAAATGCGCGCGGTCGCGCGGCGGTACTCGCCGGCGAATCGGATCGATATGAGGCACCTATGTTTTCGACTCACGAACTGCGGCAGTTAGCTCGCGCCGGCGCGCTCGCGCAGGCCACACGGATCGTCACCGAATTCCCCGATATCCTTCCCGACTTGAATGCCCTGGCGGCCGGCCCGCGGCGCCGGGTCCTCGTCGCCGTCGACGAATCCGGCACGAACGGCGATCGCCCGCGGCGCACGATGTCGGCGGCCGCGCGCCAGCGGATCGGTCGCGCGCAGCGCGCCCGGTGGCGGAAGTTCAAGCAAGAGCACGCCGCGAAGGAGGCCCGGTGAATCGCTCCTCGTTCCGCGTGATCGACGGCGCGGCCGCGCCGGGCCCCGGCACGATCGCCGCGATCTACGCGCGCAAATCGACCGAGCAGGACGTCGACGAAGAGGCGAAGTCCGTGACCCGGCAAGTCGAGCACGGGCGCGCGCTCGCCGCGCAGCATGGCTGGATCGTCCACGACGAGCTCGTGTTCGTCGACGACGGGATCTCCGGCGCCGAATTCACGCGGCGTCCCGGCTTCCTGCAGTTGATGGGATCGTTGAAGCCGGCGCCGCCGTTCCAGGTCCTGATCATGAGCGAGGAGTCGCGGCTCGGGCGCGAATCGATCCAGACGACCGGCGCCTTGTTCAAGTTGATCGCGGCCGGCGTGCGCGTGTTCTGTTATCTCGGCGGCGGGTACGAGCGCCGGCTGGAAACGGCGACCGAGAAGGCGATGTTCGCGCTGCAGTCGCACGCCGACGAAATGGAGACCGAGCGGGCGCAGCAGCGCGCGTTCGACGCGGCGATCCGGAAGGCGCGCGCCGGCTATGCGACCGGCGGCCCGATCTACGGGTATGACCTCGAGCGCGTGTTCGCGCCGAACGGCGCGCGCTCGCATACCGAGTATCGGATCAACCGCGACCAGGCGGCCATCGTCCTGCAGATCTTCACGCGCGCGGCCGCCGGTTCCGGCTATCAGCGGATCGCGCGTGAGCTCAACGACGCCGGCGTGAAGCCGTCGCGCGGGCGCCAATGGTCGCCGAATTCGATCCGCGGGATTGCGATGCGGACGATGTATCGCGGCCAGATGGAATGGAACAAGAGCAGCGGCGGGGTCAAATTCGGCACGGCGAAAAAGCGCGCGCGGCCCGCGAGCGATTGGATCACCGTCCCGGTGCCGCAGCTGCGCCTCGTCGATGACGTCCTCTGGTATGCGGTACAGGAGCGCCGGCACCGGGTGACGGAGAAGCTCGTTGCCGCGAGCGCGAAGTTCGGGCGCGGCGGCCAGCGCCGCGACGGCGATTCGCGCTACCTGCTCACCGGCTTCGCGCGCTGCTCGGTCTGCGACGGCCCGGTCTGCGTCATTTCGCGGCCGCTCAGCGAGCGCCGGATCGGGCCGGCCCGCGGGAAGCGCATCCGCGTGATCGACCACGCGGCCGGGCGCCTCGTCGCGTACGGGTGCCTGCGCTATCAGCGGCGCGGGGTCCGGTTCTGCACGAACGCCAACACGGTGCCCGTCGATCTTGTCGAGGCCGCGGTCCTCGAGGCGCTCGCCGCGGTCCTCGTGAAGAGCGCGCGGCCGAAGCGCATCCTGTCGCTCGTGCGGGAGGAGCGGGCCGGCAGCGCGCCGAAGCTCGAGCGAATGCAGCGCGATCTCGCGCGGCTCGAGGCCGAGTGCCGGCGCGGGGCCGACGCGCTGCTCGCCGGCGGCAATCTGCCGATGCTGCTCGAGGCGCTTCGCGATCGTGAGGCGCGCGCCGGCATGCTCCGGTCGCAGCTGACGGCGGCCGCGAGCCGGTCGACCGGCGGGGTCGACGGCGCCGCGCTCGAGCGCCTAATCCTGGCCGAGCTCAAGTCGGCGCAGGCGGCGCTTACCGGGCGCGGCATGCCGGCGGCGCGCGAGTTCCTGAAGAAATGGCTGCGGGGGTCGATCGTCCTCACGCCGGTCGCGCATCCGACGCGGCGCGACGGGCGCGCGTTCGACTTCGCCGGCGTGCTCGATCTCCGGCCCTTCGGCGGCGCCGTCGCGGCGTTCCCTCACTCCGGCGTATCCCCCACGGGTTCCGCCGATATGTGGGGGGCATCGTTCCGGGGCCTCGTGCGGGCCGCCTAGCCCGGCGCCGGCGCCCGCCGGCCCTGTGTTGCCCCCCAGGATCGCTCGGTTCTGGGGGCCCGTATGCCCCCCAGGATCGCTCGGTTCTGGGGGGCCGGCCGCCCTCCAGAAATTCCCTAGAACCCTGGCAATTCGGCCGACTTGCAAACCCTATGGTTTCGAGCAAACATCGTTAGGTCGGTTGGCGATGGGGCCGGTCGGCGGTAGCGAAAAAAGGACGGCTCGAAATTGGCGAATCCCTTCAAGAACATCGCGACGCGGATTGTGAATGCCGAGGAGCGCTTCGTCGCGTTCGCGATGGAAGCCGCGGGCCTGTCGCGCGCCGAGGCCGAGCGCGCGCTCGCGACGCTGCGCCGCGGCGGAAAGCGCGCGCCGCTGAAGATCGATGCGGTTGGCGGCGGCTTCACGTTCGCGCACGGCGGCTTCGCCGAGCCTGCGGTGCTCCGTCGCGCCGCGGGCCTCTAATTCTCGGAAATCAAAAGGACCGAATCGAACATGCTTGTTACCCTGCGGATCACCAGCGTCGACATGAACGGGTTTTGCGGCCGCGATCATCATCCGGTGCCGGCGATGATCGGCGAGCTCGTGACGCTCATCGGCTGCGCGCCGGTCTACTCGCCGGCCGAAGTCGACGAATTCCGCGCCGAGTTCACCGAGGCCGATGCCGACGCGGCCGCGCGCCTGATGCTCTATACCTGCCGGCGCGCCGACGGGTCGCTCGTCGAGCTCGTCGACTTCGAGGTCGAGGTCCTGTCGGCCGCGGCGCCGACGTTGCGTGGGTTCGTCCGCGGCGGCGGCGCCGACGAGGAGGCCCGGTCATGATGCTGTTCTGGGGCCTCATCGGCGCGATCATCGGAATCGCGGCCGCGCAGAAGCGCGGGTTCCACGTCGCGGCCGGCGTCATCGGCGGGTTGCTGCTCGGGCCGCTCGCCGTGTTCCTGTTCTGGACCACGACCGACAACAAAAAGTGTCCGCATTGCGCCGAGTGGGTTCGATGGGATGCGAAGGTCTGCAAGCATTGCGGCCGCGACCTCGTCGTCGCGCCGCCGGTCGCGCCCGCGCCGCCGGCGCCCGTCTCGAGCGCCCCCACAGCGGCCGCGCCTGCGGCGCCTGGCGGCCTCGAGGCCGGCACGACCGACGTCAACGTCCGCGGCCGCTGTCGGGCCTGCAGCGGCCTTGTGCCGGCCAATGCGGCGACCTGCCCGTCGTGCCGCGCGCGCGTCCGCGTCGACTATCGCTTGCGGCGGGTGATCTGATGCCGGTCGTGCTCTCGTCGGCGCAGCGCGAGATGCTCCGGGCCGCGATCGACTCGCACGTCTACTGGCAGTTAGCCGATCGTAACTACCGTCGCGACGGGTTCGTCCTCGAGCCCGGCTCGGATGATGCGGCCGTCGCCGAGGACATTCGCGCGTTCCAGGCGCTCGCCGATCTGCTCGCCGACTAGAAGGCGTCGGCGCCGCGCGCGCCGGGCTTCCCTTCGTGCCCCCGCGCCGGCCGATCGTGGCCGGCGCCGGTTCCCCAGGCGACCAGGTTTTTCCTTTCCTCCTTTCTCCCAAAACCCGATCTTCACGAACGGTTCCCCGGCTCGCGCGGCGAGCTCGTCGTGCCGGCTTCGCGATAGCCCGCGGCGCGCAGCGCCTGGCAGGCGTCGCAGCGGCAGCCGCGTTTCGGCCAGACGTCGCGCAGCGCCTCGAGCGCGCGGCTGAGCAGCACCGTGCGCCGCCCGTCGCAGACGTGGCAGCTGCCGCGGTAGCCGGCGCAATGCGGACAGGTTATGTCGGTGGGCAGTGGCACGCCGGCGCCTGGCAGCCGCAGCGGCACGCGCGCCGGATCTCGACGTGCACGGCCGTGCGGAGATCGATCGTGCAGCCGGTGCCGAGCACGAGTGCCGCCGCCGCGAGCAGCGCCGCGATCGTTCTCACGGCACGACCGATTGCTCGCCGTCGATCGTGATCACCAGGCCGTTCGCTGCGCTCGCGAGTCCGGAGAGGTAGTCCGTCGACTTTTGCGGCGTGGCGCACCAGTAGTCGAAGGCGTCATTGGCCGGCACGTTCTTATCGCGAAACAGTTCCGTGCCGCCTGCGCTGCCGCCGGTCGCGCCGAGGAACAGGCGGAACGTCAACGGGCCGCCCGTGACGTTGGCGACGTGGACGTGTCGGATCGTGTTGAAGAGGCCGGCCGCGGGTGCGGCGAGGACGTCGGCGACGGCTGCGGCGAAATACGCGGGGCCGGCGAGGCGCTTCGGTGTTCCTGCCATGATCGATGTTCCCTCCGTTTCATTGCTCCCGCCACGACAGAATCGAGACGGGTTGATCGTGATTCGGCGCGGCCGTGTTTTGCGTGCCGGCGAAGAAGCCAATTTGATCGGGGCCGCCGGTGACGTACGTGGCGCGCGCCTCGGCGTAGATCGTCAGCCAGTTCTGGCCGTCCTCGCTGATGGAGAACGTCAGGGTTGTGCCGTCGTCCGCGATGCGATACCAGCGCACGATCGCGCCGATCGGTTGGGCATACGAGAAATCGGCGAAGGCCGCCGTCGCGCTCGTCGTGCCCCAGACCATGATGGCCGGGCCGGGCACCGTCGCGCTCGCGACGAATTCGGCGATGCCGAAGGTCCGGATGCGGCCGCTCGAGCTATTCCGGAGCAGCAGGCCCCAACCGTGATTGTTCTTGATCATCGGCGGCGCGAGCACGAGCGCCGTCACGGTGTACGGCGTCGCCGGCGCCGCCTTGAGCCGGCCGGTGAGATTGCTCACGTTGCCGACGCCGGCGCCGAGCAGGAGCAGCGCGTCCTTCGTCTCGGTGATCGTGCTCCCGTTCTGATTCAACCACGACCAGGCGGCGCCGGTCGGCGGCGCCGTGAGCGGAAATGACGGGCCCCACGGCATCCAGGATGCGCCGCTGTCGCGCGCGATCGAGAGGCCATCGGTGGGCAGGTACAAGCGCCCGGCCGTGCCGGCGGCCGGTCGCGCGGCGAACGTATCGCTCAGCGTCGCGGCGCCCGCCGGCGGCGCCGTTTGCGGCGACGCGAGGAATGCCTGGAAGTAGGTATCCAGGCCCGCGACCGTGCCGGTGATGTTGACCGATCCCGAACCGGCGGTGAAGTCGACTTGCACGCTCGCGACGATCTGCGCGCCGGCTGCGAGATCGACCAGGCCGCCGAGATCGTGGCGCTCGCCTCCGGTGAGATTCGCGCCGGCGAGGTCTTGCTGCAGGAGCGGCACGTTGTCGCTGAACCGGAAGATCTTCAGGTGCACGACGCCGGCGATCGCCGCGGCGAAGGTGACTTGCACGCGCGCGAAATACCGGCCGGCGACCGGCGCGGTCAGCCGGCGCGGCGCCGCGAGGTTGAACATCCCGGCCGTGTCGTACAGGACCGTGTCATACGGCAGGTTCGCCACGGTCGCGTGCGCGAGGGCCTGCGTCGCCGTGAGCAGGACCTGCGCCGCCGTCGCCGGCAGGATGGCCGGTCCTGGCGGCCCTGGCGGGCCCCAGGCGCCGTCGTCGCCGTCCAGGCCCGGCACGTAGGGGGCCGGCGCCCCGGCCGCGCCTGGCGGCCCAGACGGCCCTGGCGGGCCCGCCGGGCCGGGCAGGCCGTCGGCGCCGTCCTCACCGTCCCGCGGGATCGGGCCGGCGCCGGTCGCGCCGCCGCCGCCGGCGCTCGCGTCGACATAGCCCTTCGTCGCCGCGTCGGTGCTCGAGCTCGGCGGCGCCAGGTCCGTGAGGCCGTGGCCGCCCATCGATTGATCGGCCGTCCACGGCTGCGAGCCGTCGGTCTTGACGACCGGGACCGGGTCCGTCGCCGCGGCCGTGATGCGGCCGGCGGCATCGACGGTAAACGTCGTCAGCTGCGCGCCGCTCCCGTAGCTGCCGGGACTGACCGGCGTCGGCGCCAGTTTGTCGGAATCGATGCAGCCGGCGAGCTTGCCCGCGGGAATCGACTTGTCGGCAATCGTCGTCGTGCCGCCGGGATCGGACGTGACGGCGCCGTCGAGCCGCGGTTGCTTGGCTTGGCTCGCCGCGACGTCGACGGCCTGTTGGAGGATGCTCGCGACCGGATCGGCGCGCCGGATCGCCGGCGCGAACGGCGGCACGGCCGTCACCAGGAAGCGCGGCCGCTCGCCGATCGCCAGGAGCTCGAGTTGATCGATCTCGACGTTGGTGATCACCCACGAGCCGGAAATCGCCGGCGCCGTCATCGCGATCGCGACGGTCTTGCCGACGAAGGTCTTGAGGTCCCGCGTCGCATACTTCACCGTCGGCACCGGCTTGGCGTGTTGCTGCAGCGCGATCCGGGCCCGTTGCGCGCACTCGTCGATCGTGGTGAGCGTGTTGTCGTTGATCGGCAACGGACACCGGCCGTACTTGCCCATCGAGACGCCGTCCTCGACGGTGACGAGCAGACCAGCGGCGCCGCGGACGGTGACGATGTTGCCGAGTTGCGTGAAGTCGTTCTCGATCGTGACGGCCTGGCCTGACTCCGGCCACAGCAGATCGGGGTTGCTCGGCGTGACGTCGGCCGGCGGGTCATAGCCGGAATCGATCGCGAACACGCGCAGAGTCGTGCCGGTCATGTAGAGTTTCGCGCCGGCCTTGTCGCAGACGTCGAGGAGCACCGTCCACAGATCGCGCGAGCCGTCGAGTTGAATCGTGACCGTCGGCAGCGCACTTTCGACCACGACGGCAAACCCCGGCGCCCACCTGGTCATCAGCGCGTGGATCACCGTCGTCGCCGACGTCGCCGTCCAGGTGCCGGTCGGAAATGCCTTGCTCACCAGGTGCGCGTAGTCGAGGCAATCGCAATCGTACGCCGGGGTATGCGCGCCGCCCTCGACGCGCTCGGCGACCTTCGTGATCACGCCGGCGAAGAGCACTTCGCCGAAACACGACCAGGTCACCGGCTGATAGCCATCCGGCTCGATCGGGGTCGAGAACGTGCAGCTGCTCGGTTGGCCGAGGGTCTGGGAAATCCGCGCCGGCGCATTCTCGGTGCGCGCCAGCCGCGAGGCGCCGCCCGATGGGGTTCGGAAGACGACATCGATCGGCGGCGCCGTGTCGGCGTAGAGGAATCCTTCGGCGAGCGTGACGGCGTCGCCGTCGCTGTTCGTGACGACGACGTCGACGGACGCGGCGACGTGCGCCGGCGCGGTCACTTGCACGGAGGCGTCGGTGAAGACGCCGACCGTCGCCGCGCTGCCGGCGATGGTCACCGTCGGCGCGATCGTGGGATCCGCCAGGCCGGTGAAGCCGCGGCCGCTGATCTGCACCACGGTGCCGCCCACCGTCGGCCCGGCGTTCGGCATCAGGCCCGTCACGACGACGGCGCGCGGTTCAAACGTGAAGGTAGCCGGCATCGCGGGTTAGCTCGAGCTCACGCCGTCGACGTTGGTGACGACGATGTTGACGTCGCCAGCGGCGTGCCCTGGCGTGATGAAGGTAATCGTCTGCTCGTCGACGATGGTCGTGTCCGCGGAGGCGATCGCCGTGCCGTCGAGCGTGACCGTGGCTTCCGTGCCGAAGCCGGATCCGCGAATCGTGACGGTCGTGCCGCCGGCGGCCGGGCCGTGATTCGGCTCGAGCGCTGTGATCACCGGCGTCGGATGCGCCGTGTGATCGCTCGGATCGAGTTTCTGCCACTGGTAGCCGGTCGCAGCGCTCGGATCGTCTGGGGTATTGATCAGCGGCGCTTTCGGGTTCGGGTTCCCGCAGCTGTCGACGGCCGGCAGCGTCCACCACCACGCGACGCGCGTCGCGACGACGTTGAAGCGCAGATCGTACGTGGCGGTGAACCCCGAGCCGCCGTCGCCCGTCCAGAGTTGCGCCGTCGCACTCACCGGCACGGTCGGCAGCGCGCCGTAGAGCAGCACGCCCAGATCGGACGTGAGGCTCGGATTCGCGGCCGGTCCTGCCGTGCCGTACGGCGTGGTGAGTTCCGTGTCCGTACTGCTCGCCTGCAGCGCGCCGAGGAACGTCACGTGGTAGTAGTCGGGCAATCCGAAGATCCCGAGCGCCGTCAGGACCTCGTCGGCCGTCTGCACGGTCAATGGATCGGCCGGGAGCGCGACCGTTTCGAGCGTGTTGTGCGGGTACGACGAAGGATCCCAATTGAACGAGAGCAGGGCCTTGCCGGCAAACGGAAAACTTTCCAGCGTGACCGTCCACGGCGCCAGCGACGAGGTATAGCTGCTGTCGATGTGCGACGTGTAGTCGCACAAGCTCAGGTTCCAGAAGTTCGGATCAGTCGGGATATAGAACGTGCCGGTGGTCGGCCACAGTCCGGTGTTCCGCGACGCACCGATCTTCGTGCTCGAGCCGCCGCAGCCGTACGAGAACGACCAGGTCTGAGTTGGTTGCGCCGGCGGATACGGGGGCATCGGCATCGGTGTTGGCCTCGTATCAGCCGAGGAGCACGCGGCCGTTCGTGACCGTGCTGGCGATCGCCTTGCTCACCGTCGTTTCGAGTGCGTGCGCCGAGCTCGGGTCGAAGACGCCCGAGACGAGGACCTGCGTATGGAGCGTGATGCCGCCGGCGGCGCCGGTCGCGGGCCCGGCCGCGCGCGCCGCCGCGCTGAGCATGGCCGCGGCGCCCGACGCCGACACCGGCGGCGCCGTGAGCACGATCGGCGCCGCGGCGGCCGTCGTCGTCGGGGTCGTGCCTGCGCCGCCGCCGAAGCCGGCGACGGCCGGCCCGCGTGCGGACGCACTCCATTGCGAGAGATCAATGGTCGCGCCGCGTTTTTGCGCGCGCAGGATGTCGACGGCGTTCTGCAGGGAGAAGCCTTGCTGCAGCAGGCCGCGAATCTGATCCTTCGACAGATCCGGCGGCGGGGTATACGTGTCGAAGTTCGCCGCGGTGATCTCGCTCGACGCCGAGACGCCCTTCAGTTTTTCCTGCGCCGTGATCTGATCATCGATGGCCTTCGTGGTTTGCTCCGTCGCGGCCTGCGCTTTCCCCTGACTGGCGGCTTCCGCCTGGCCGGCGGCCGTCGCGGCCCAGGCGGCCTGGTGGTACTTGTCGACGAGCTTGTCGTACTCGGCGCGGCTGATCTCGGAGTTCGAGCGCGCCGCGAGCATCGTGTTATAGGCGAGGTCGCGCGCATCGTTGAGCGCGGCCTGCGAATGCGTCCGGATCTCCTGCCAGTCGGTGCCGACCTTGTCGGCCAACTCCGCGTAGTGACCCTCAATCGCTCGGGTCGTCGCGGCATCATCGGCCTCGAGTTGCGCGAGCGCTTCCTGTGAGTCGGCGTGCTGCTGAATCAGCGCGTCCTTCGCGGCTTTCGTCCGCGCGTGCAGCGCGTCGAGCTCGGCTTGCTTGCGGTCCTCGAGATCGGCTTTCGCGATGTCGGTATCCGTGCCGGTGCGTTGGATCTCGTCGCGTTTGGCGTCGCGCGTGAGCTTGTCGACTTCCGCCTTGTTGGCCGCCGTCGACGCCGTCAGTTGCTTCGTCGCCGCGTCGGCCGCGCGCACTTCCTCGGTGTAGCGTTTGAATTGATCGGCGGTGATCTTCACGGCGGCGGCATTCTGCTCGTTGAGTTGCCCCATCGCGCGGAGCTCCTCGAGCGCGCGGACCTGGTAGGGTTCGAGGGCCTTCACGCCGTCGATGCGCAATTTGGCCAGATAGTTTTCGGCGACCTGTTCGTTGGAGAGCTCGTCGCCGTAGGTTTTCGTCTCGGTGGTCAGATCCGCCTGGTGCTTGGCGGCCGCCTCGAGCTCGAGGTTCATGACGTGCATGCGATCGGCGAGTGGCAGACTGAGCAGCGTCGCGCCGGCATCCTTCATCCCGGCGGTGAACAGTTTCCACCACGAGACGCCTTGTTCCGTCGCCTTGCGCACGCTCTCGAGCGCCAGGACGATGCCGCCCTCGAATTGCGTTTTGACGCTGTCCCACGTTTTGCCGGCGCGATCGACGGCATCGGCGTAGTCCTTGAGGGCCCGCACTTCGTCCTCGGTCGGTTGCTTCAACCGAGACGCGGCATCGATCGCTTTCTCGGCGTCCTCGGCAAACCCGCCGAGCGCCGAGCCCATTTTCTTGCCCCAGATTTCGGCGGCCGCCGTATCGCGCATTTCGCCGTGCAGTTTGCCGAGCGCACTCTCGATATCGAGGAACAGTTCCTTGCCGTGTTTGCCGCGGACGTCCTCGAGCGAGAGCCCGACTTCGTGCAGGCCGCGCGCGACCGACTCGTCGCCGCCGGCGATGCCGCTCGAGACGCGGAAGAGCGCTTTGGCGAGCTCGTCGTTCTCGAGGCCATAATCCTGCGTCGCCGCGGTCAGGGTCTGTAGATCGCCGATGCTGATCTGCGTATCGTTCGACAGGCGCACGAGCGCTTGTTCGGCCTTGCCGAGGTTCTCGGCGAAGTCGAGCGCGGCGATGCCGATGCCGATGAGGCCGCCGCCGATCGCCATGTCCGCGATCTTGTCGGTGACGCCGGCGAACGTGAAGAGCTCGGCGTTGACCGGCTTGAGCTCGTTGGCGATTTTTTGCAGGTTGGCCGGGACCTCGACGCCCATCGCGCGGAGCTTCGCCGCGGCCTCGGTCGCTTTCGCGGCGACCTTCTGCAGTTCCTCCTCGGTGAGTTTCGAGGCGCCGCCGATCCGCTCGATCGCTTCGGCCGCGACGGTCGCTTGTTGAATTAGCTGGCGCCCGCTGAATTGATCGACCATCCGATTCAGCGAGGAACCGACCTTGTCGGCCCCCGACTGAAAGTCGGTGAGCTTCGCGTCGGCCTTGTCGACGGCCGCGTAGAACGAGAGGAAGTCGGCCTCGAATCGTCCAGTGATCGGTGCCATTGCGCTGCTCTCTTTTACGTGATCAACCAGTCATCGTCGTCGGCGCTCGGCGGCCGCGGCGCCGGCGGTCCCGCGGCTTCCGCGAGGATCTTCACGCAGATGTCGAAGACGTCGGCGTCGAGCTCGTCGACGTCGGCGTAGGCGAACCCCCATCGTTCACAGATGGCGAGCCGGATCCGGACGTCCCGTTCCCAGGCCGGGTTTTTTTTTCTTCCGCGGCCGCCGCGATCATCGCGTCATCGTGCTGGTCGATGATGCGCTCGATCTCTTTCGCGTCCATCGGTTCGAGGACGTCGAGCGTGGCGCGGATCTCGTCGCGCGACTTCCCGCGAATCACGAGCGGCGTGTTCGTCGCCTCGTCTTTCACCGTCCAATCGAGCAGATAGGCGAGGACGATCGCCTGGCCGCTGAGCAGGCCGTCGCCGTGGCCGTCAGGCCCGCGCATCGCCTGGAGCATCGCGCGCCGCTCGCCGGCGGTGAGGCGTTTGCGCACGATGAGGGTTTCGCCGGTCGAGAGCGGCAACGTGATCGACTCGGGTCGGACGACGCGCATGGGGCAAGCTCCCTTTCTACTGTCAGCCGGAAACGGTGAGACCGTGCGCGCGTAGCATCGCGCGCAGTTCGTCGTACATGCGCGCCCGCCAGCGGATGACGCGCGGGACGAACGTGTGATGCGCGATGTCAATCCGGCCGCGGTTGGCGCCTTTCTTCGTGGTGCGCACGGCCGTGCCGACCTCATAGACGTTCGCCTCGAGGCCGGCATTGTTGATGACCACGGCGCCGGCGAAGCCTTTCCCCGAATTCGGCATGACCACGACCTCGAGCCCGTCCTGCAGCGTGCCGTCCTTCCGCGGATAGGCGCCGCGGATGTCGTCCTCGGCGCCGTGCGCGTTGCTGAGCACGATCCGTTCGGCGTCGCCGGTCAGCGCGTCGGGCAGCGCGCGCAGCTGCTGGCGGAGCTCGGCGAGGCCATCGAAGACCAATCGGTTGTTGCTCATGGCGGTTCTATCCTTCCGGCGGCCCGAGCGCCGCGCGGAGCACGCCGCGCTCGAGCGTGGGTTCGTCGAGCACCGGGAAACACCAGAGGCCGCCCACGCGGGCGGCCGTGAAGTAGAGCGGGCGTTGCCGAATCTGGAACGAGTCCGCGCGGATGACGCGCGCCGCGAGCCGGAGGCCCTTCGTCGGCGTGACGAGCTTCACGCCTGGCTGTCGGACCTGCGGCGGCACGACGCGGAGAATCGCCCACGGGCCGAGGCTCGCGATCTCGCGATAGCCCCACAGAATCGATCCGGCTGCGCCGCGGACGCGCAGCGATTCGATCACGGCAGCAGGTTCAGCGACCAGTTGCCGGCAGCGACGAAGTTCCCGGTGACCTTCGGCGCGCCCTCGACCATCGTGTCGATGTCGACGTCGAGATACGCGAGCCCTTCGAAGGCGCCGGCGTCGGGGGTCGGGTCCGTCGTGTTGGGCACGAGCCGCAGCAGGCCCGGCGTCGCCGCGTCGACGGCCTTGAACAGCGTCAGTTCGTCCGAGTCCCAGAAGCCGCCCACGGTGCCCGCGACGTCCTTCAGGCCGTTGACATAGACCTTGTTGCTATTGCCGAAGCAGGTCACGTTGATCTTGTCGGTCTTTTGCGACATTTTCCACGTGTTCAGCGACGTGACGATCACCGGCGTGGCCGGCGACGGCACCGGCGGCTCGTTATAGAGCACCTGCCCGTAGCGTCCTGTCAGAATCATGATCGTGCTCCCTTCGTTGCCCGTTGGGGTCGGTCCCGCGTGAGTCCCATTGGATCGATGCTCGCCTGCAGCCGATAATAGCCGCCGCGTTGCTGCCAGCGATCGCCGCGCTCAGGGTCCGTCTCGTTGAGCCGCAGCCGCAGTTCGCGCTCGAGCGCCATCAGCGCGAAGCCGGCGATCGCGAGCGTGCCGTCCTCGAGGAGCTCGTCGATCCGCGCCGCGGCCGCGCGCGCCGGTCCCGGCATGCGCACGACGGCCTTGACTAAGTAGAGCGTGTCCTCCCAGGCGCGCCGGCCGAACACGGCGACGTCGTCGTGCATCGCCAGCGAGACGATGCCGTACGCGGTCACGTCGGGCGGCGCGAGGTCGAACCAAATCCCGCCGGGCAGCAGCGCCGTCAGCACCGAGTCCTGTCGGAGCTTCGCGAGCAGCGCGGCATCGATGCGCGCGCTGTCGGGCCAGGTCGGGCGCGGCGCCCGGCGTTCGACGAGCGATCGGAGATCGAGCAGCATCGGTCACGGCGCGATGAATCCGGAGACGAGGACGGTGATCGCTTGCGTGCCGGCGAGCGCGCAGAGCGCCGCGGCCGTCGGCAGGCGGATCGGGGTCTTGAACGTCAGGAGCACCGGGTGCGGATCGTCGCTCGTCGCGACGCCGACGTGGCGGCCGCTCCCTGGCGGCAGAATCGGCGCCGTGCCGACGCTGCAATTCGCGCCGGTGCCGGCGAGCAGCTGCACGGCGCCGGCCGTCGTCGACGTCGAGACCGCGAAGATATCCGTGACGTAGATCGCCAGGCCCGCCGCCGGCGCGCTGCAGCCGGTGAGAACCGTCGCCGTCGTCGTAATCCCGTCGCCGGTGCACGCGACGCGGTTGGGATGATCCTGCCGCACGAAGGCCGCGCCGTAGGCGTCGACGCTCAGCTGCGCATAGTCGCCATCGGCGTTCGTGGTTTGCGTCGCCGTGTCCTTGCGCACGTTGAGCGCGAAGACGCCGACGTCGCCGGAGGCGTGCGCGCCGTCCTCGTTCTTGCCGAGTTGATTGCCGTTGGTGCCGGGCAGCACGTTGGCGAGCGAGGCGACGTGCGTGGTCACGCCGATTTCGAACGCGGATCCGGTCGACATCGGGCCGGAGATGAGCGGCAGCGGCAGAAACTTATTGCTTTGGTAAATGCCCCCGACGAGGTAACCGGGCGATGCCGCACTGAGCGGAGTGCCGCTCGGGTACAGGTGGGCGATCGGCACCGGCGCGGTCGTCGTCGCCTCGACGAAAATTGTTGCGGTCCCAGCGGTGTAGTTCGACGGGGAGATCCAGACGTTTGTCATCCCCGGTTGGAGTTGCGCCATGAACGAGAGCGTTTCCGTGCTCCCATTGAAGTGCGCCGCCTCCGTCCGGTACTGGTCGAACGGCCCGATGTTCGAGCCGGTCTGCAGCAGGACCGCGGGAATCGTGAGGCCGCCGGCGTTTTGCTGCCACAGCCGGAGGTCCGCATTCAGGGTCGTGGTCTGCACTTGGAAATAGACAAATCCGGCGCCGGTGACGTCGAGCGGCGCGAAGTTCCCGAAGCCGTTGATCGTGTCGGACGTCATCCGCATCGGTGGAAACGGGGAGGCGACCGGGCCGCCGGCGCCGGCCGTCAACTGCACGCTCGGCGTGCCCGAGGCGTAGCTCGAGAAGCGCACCCGGATCGTCGTCGCGGCGCCGATCGGCACGGTGTAGATGCCGGCGCGGGTGATCGTCGAGAGCCGCGTGCCGCCATTGTCATAGACCGCGACGTCGGTCAGCGCGGCCGCGCTCGCACCGATCGAGGCTTGCAGCGCCCCGAAGAAGGTGCCGGTGACGGTGACGGTCGCTTGCGACTTCCCGGTGCCGCCGGTCAGCGTCACGCAGCCGGTGCCGGGGCACGTCGTCGACGAGAGCGTGGCCGTCGTCGTCGGGTCCTGTGCGGCCGCGGGCGCCGCCAGCAGGCCGAGCAGGGCGGCCGCGCCGATCAGGCGGCGGATCATTGCGTCCCTCGACTCTGCGCGTTGACGCAGCCGGCGCCGTTCGGCGCGCGCAGGAGGAGGCCGCCGGCGACCGTCAGCCCGCCGAACGGGACCACGCGCAGTTCGTGCGGCTCGAGCGGCTGGCCGCCGTAGCTGCCGCCGCCGGCGTCGGTGCACTCGATCGGTTGCACCTGGTCGGTGAGGTTGGCGAGCAGCAACGTCGCCACGGCGCAATTGGCCGCCGGCGTCACCAGCTGCGCCGTCGCCGTCAGGCCGACCAGGCCGGAGTCGAACGGCACGCCTGGCGCCGCGCCGGCCTCGACGATCCGCACGACCAGGCCGTAGTCGTCGGGCGCCGGCGCGGCGTTGCGTACCGTCGCGCGGGCGCTTCCGTCGGCCGGATCGCCGAGCGCGATCACTTGGCGGTTGACCGCGCCGAGGCCGCCGTCGACGAGCACGTTGTCGATCTCATAGCCGCCGCCGGCCGGCGCGACCTCGACGACGCTCGGCGCAATCGGGCCGGCCATCAGCGGCGCGCTCCCGCCGGCGCCGTCGCCATGAGGACGTGGTAGATGCCGCCGCGATGCTGCCAGAGGAGCGAGCCCGGCGTTTCGTTGTCGGGTAGTGTTTCGCGAACGCGGCGCGCGCGGTGCATCGTGGCCCAGACGAACCCGTCGACCGTGAGCGGCGAATCCTCGAGGAGCTCGTCGATGCGCAGCGCCGCGGCCGGCATATCCGGGTGCGCCGTCGAGAGGCCGACGGCCGTGACGCGATAGAACGTGTCCTCTTGCGCGCGCCGGCCGAATTCGGCGACGTCGACCTGACTCTCGATCGCCACGAGGACGTAGCGGGTCGCGCCGGGCGGCGCCACGGCGTAATAGACACCGTTCGGCATCAGCGAGAGCAGCGTCGCGTCGGCCGCCAGGCGCGCGATCAGCGCGTTGTCGATCGCCGACGAATCCGCGGGCGCCGTCACGCGACGATCTCCTGGCAGACCGCGATCGTCTCGACGCCGAGCTCCTCGGGCGAGGCGACGCCGGTGATCTGCAGCGTGCGGCCGTTGAAGAGGATCTGGCACTTCGTGGTCAGCTGCGGGTGATACGGCATCGTGACCACGTGGGTCGCTTGCGCCAGGACCGACGTGCTCATCGGCGCGAGCC